GGGTGGAGTTGACTGTGTGCTTGACGGTTGGAGGGGTTGACTGATGCCCGAGTTGATTACGCCGGCCGAGTACTCGCGCCGCCGCGGGGTGAGCAAGGAGGCGGTGAGCAAGGCTATCGAGCGCCAGCGCATCACGACGATCCCGGGCGAGAACGGGCGCAAGCTGATCGACCCGGAAGTGGCGGACATCCAGTGGGCGAAGAACACCGACCCGCTGCAGTCCCAGCGCGCCAACGCGCCGAAGGGCGAACGCGGCCAGCAGCCCGCCGCCGGCGGCAGCGGTGACGGCGGCGACAGCGGGTCGGCCTACTGGGACGCGCGCACGCTGCGTGAGCAGTCGGAAGCGGCCATCGCGGACATGAAGCGGCGGCAGATGGAGGGCGACCTGGTCGAGCGCAAGCGGGTGGAAGAGGCATCGATGCGCATCGGCCGCATGCTGCGCGACGCGGTGCTGGGCGTGCCGACCAAGCTGGCGCCCGAAGTGTCGCACCTGACCGACGCCTGGGAGATCGAGCAGCGTCTTTCGGCTGCGCTGCGCCAGGTGCTGGACGACGTTGCCAAGATGACTATCGACGATCTGGCGAGGGCGATGAGCTGATGGGCAACATGGCCGATGGCTTCCTGGCATTCCAGTCCGGCTTCGCGGCGGGCCTGCAGCCCGACCCCGCGCTGCAGGTCGACGAATGGGCCGATGAGTTCATGCGCATCCCGCGCGGCAACGGGTCGGAGGCGGGCAAGTACCGCACCGCCCGCACGCCGTATGCGCGCGAAGTGATGCGCTGCCTGTCGCCGACGCACCCCGCCAAGCGGGTGGTGGCCAAGGTGGCGTCGCAGCTGTTCAAGACGCAGGTGGGGCTGAACTGGGTGGGGGCCAACATCCACCTGGCGCCGGCCAACATGCTGGTGCTGCTGCCGACCGACAAGCTGGCCAAGCGCGTGTCGAGCCGCATCGGCAAGACCATCGACGAGGTGCCCGAGCTGCGCGAACGGGTTGCCGCGCCGCGCTCGCGCGACAGCCGCAACACGGTCGACACCAAGGAATTCAACGGCGGCACGCTCTACATCACCACCGCCGGCTCCGCTGCCAACCTGGCCGAGGTGCCGGCGCGGTACATCTACGGCGACGAGATCGACCGCTGGGACGTGTCGGTCGACGACGAAGGCTCACCGATCGACCTGGCGGAAACCCGCGCCAGCACCTTCGGCCGCAATGCCAAGTTTTACTACACCAGCTCGCCGACGGAGGAGGGCGCCAGCGCGATCGACGACCTGTTCAAGATGGGCGACCAGCGGCGCTACTACGTGCCCTGTCCGCACTGCGGGCACATGCACATCCTGGCGCAGGAGAACCTGCGCTGGGACGAAGCCTTTGATGCCGCTTGGATGCTCTGCCCGGGCTGCGGCGAAGGCATCCACGAGCAGTACAAAGGCGAGATGCTGGCCGCCGGCGAATGGCGCGCCCATGCCGAAGGCGATGGCGAGACCGTCAGCTTCGAGTTGAGCGCCCTCTACGCCCCGCCGGGCTGGGTGTCGTGGGTCGGCATGGCCAAGCAGTACACCAAGGCCAAGGGCGCGCTCGACAGGGGCGACATCGAGCCGATGCAGGTGTACTACAACACCCGCCTGGCGCTGTGCTGGGACAACGTCTCCGAGCGCTTCAAGGCCGAGCAGCTCAAGGAACTGGCCGAGGATTTCCCGCTCGGCATCGTGCCCGAGCGCGCCCTGGTGCTCACCGCCGCCGTCGACGTGCAGGGCAACCGGCTCGAAGTCCAGGTCATGGGCTGGGCGCAGGGCATGGAACGCTGGACCGTGAACTACCACGTCGTCTCCGGCGACCCCGCCGAGAAAGCCACCTGGGACGAACTCGACCAGATCCTCAAGACCCCGATCCGCAACGCGCGCGGGCGCAACATGGTGATCCGCGCCGTCGCCGTCGACACCGGCGGCCACCACACGCAGGAGGTCTACGACTTCTGCCGCCGCCGCAAGCGCCGCATCGTCGCCGGCCAGGAGCAGCGCGTGCTGGCCATCAAGGGCGCATCGAAGGCCGGACGTCCGGTGATCAGCAGCCGCCCCAGCCTGGTCGACATCAACCTGCGCGGCCGCATCGAAAAGTACGGCGCGGAAATCTGGATGATCGGCACCGACACCGCCAAGGACTGGATCTATAACCGGCTGCTGCTCACCGCCGACGGCCCCGGCGCGATCCACTATTCCAAGTCGCTGCCCGACGAGTACTTCGAGCAGCTCGTCGCCGAGCACAAGAAAGTGCGCTACGTGAAGGGCTACAAGGTCATCGAGTGGCACAAGAAGAAAGCCGACCGCAACGAGACCTTCGACCTCAGCGTCTACAACCTCGGCATGGCGCACCACCTCGAGCTGCACCGCAAGGCCGACGCCTGGTGGATGCTGCTCGAACACCAGGCCCGCCAGGGCGACCTGCTGGCCGCGCCGGACCATTTTTCCCAAGCGGAAAAAAAGGTCGAGCCGGACCAGCCCGCGCCAACTGTCAAGGAATCCTTGATGGTTCAACCCGCCGAGGATGATCCGGCCCCGCCCGCGCCCGCACCGGACATCGATGCCACCGCCGCTGCCGCGCGCTTTGCCGCGATGCTTCGCACCCGCAAGGATGCCCGCAATGGCCGGCGATAACCTGCTCGACATCCTGAGCGCGATTCGCGCCGACCTGAGCGAGATCCCGGACGAGCAGTGGGAGAAGTTCAAGCGCCTGCTGTGCACCCACGCCGGCGGGGTGCGCGTGTACGTTCCCGCGCACAAGAAGCGCAACCACTTCGAGGTGCTCGCTGCCGCCGGCGACCAGGCCACCGCCGAACAGCTGGCGAAAAAACTAGGGGTTTCAGTGCGGCACGCGCAGCGCCTAAAGCGCCTGCTCTGACCCTGCGACATTCCTTGCCTACAAATGTCGCCCGCCGCCTGCCACGCTGTCAGGCATGGAACTCCAAACCACCGAGCCCACCGCCATCCGCGCCGGAGACAGCGTGTCCTGGTCGCGCGAGCTGCCGGCGTATTCCGCTGCTGATGGCTGGGCGCTGAAGTATCGGCTGCTGTACGCGGCGGGCACGGCGGTGGCGATCGCTGCCACTGGTGCTGGGACGACGCACACGGTTTCGCTGACGTCGGCGCAGACGGCGGCGTTTGTTGCCGGCACGGCGACGCTGGCGGCCTGGGTGGCGAACGCGACCACGGGCGAGCGGGCGACGCTGGAAGCGACGCCGATCACGATCCTGCCGGACCTGACGACTGCGGCCACGCATGACGGACGCAGCGCCAACCAGGTGGCGCTGGCCAATGCCCGCGCGGCGCTGGCTTCCTACATGGCGAAGGGGCAGCTGCACGTTGCCGAATACGATGTGGGCGGGCGCAAGATGAAGTTCCGCGCCGCTTCCGAGATTACCGACCTGATCGCGTACTACGAGCGCGAAGTCGCCAAGGAGCGCGCCCTGCAGGCCATGCTCGCCGGCGGCTCGCCGGGCCGTGTCGTGACGAGGATGTGATGGGGCTCTTCTCCAGATTCTTCAAGTCAGGCGAATCGGAGCCGGCGCGCCGCGAATGGCTCGACGGCACGGTGCGCGCGGTGGCGCAGCAGGTGCAGGGCCGCATCGTGGCCGACATGCGCACGGCCAAGCGCTCGTTCGAAACCGCCGAGACGCCGTCCTACACCGAATCCTGGTCGAGCAGCGCGGGCCACATCAACGAAGACCTGGCGCGCCAGCTGCCCACGCTGTGGGGCCGCTCGCTCGGGCTTGCCCGCAACAACGAATGGGCGCAGCGCTACCTGATCGAGCTTGACGACAACGTCATCGGCCCGAACGGCATGGCGCTGCAGATGCGGCTCACCACCCAGCGCGCCGGCATCGTGGCGCAGGACACCACGCAGAACGACTTGTTTGAATCCGCCTGGTCCCGGTGGGGCGAAGAGGCCGACGAATCCGGCCTGCCCTGGTGCGAGGTGGAATCGCTGGCGCTCAGCACGCTGGTGCGCAAGGGCGAGATCCTGATCCGCAAGCGCCCCGGATCGGGGCCGATGGGCTTCCAGATCCATCTGCTCGACCCGGCGCTGCTCGATGTCACGCTCAGCCGCATCTGGGGCGGCAACCGCATCCGCATGGGCGTCGAGATCAACGACGCAGGCAAGCCGATCGCCTACTGGCTGCAGATGTCGAAGACCGGCGATTCGCCGGCGGGCTATGTCAGCGTCGGGCGCCATGTGCGCATTCCGGCCGCCGAGATCATCCATCACTTCCTGGTGGAAGAGCCGGGCCAGCTGCGCGGGATTCCCTGGCTCACCGTCGGCGCGCGCCGGCTGTGGCTCACCCACGACTTCGAGGAGGCCGCCGCCGTCGCCAGCAGCCTGGCCGCCAAGCAGCAGGGCTTTTTCGTCACCCCGGACGGCGAGGCCCCGCCCGGGTTCGCCGACACCATCGTCAGCTCGGTGCTCGACGCGGCCAAGGCCGCCGGCAAGGTGCTGACGCCGGACGAGATCCAGTCGATCACCGCCGCCGCCGAGAAATTCCATACCGTCGTGCCGGGCACCTGGGACACCCTGCCGCGCGGCACCGACGTGCGCTTCAACCAGTCGGCGTGGCCGAACGTCGACGGCGGCGAGTACGTCAAGCAGCAGCTGCGTGGCTGGGCCGCCGCGCGCGGCATGAGCTACATCAGCCTCGGCAACGACCTCGAGGCGGTCAACTATTCCAGCGCGCAGGTCGGCATCATCGGCGAGCGCGAGCACCACAAGAAAACCCAGAACCGCCTGCGCAACTGGCTGCATGCCGAGGTGCTGGCCGCCGCGCTGCCCTACCTGGTGCTGGCCACCCCCGGCCTCAAGACCGCGCGCATCGCCGAATACCGCGCCGCCGCCACCTGGCAGCCGCGCCGATGGGTGCCGCTCGACCCGGCCAAGGCGGCCAAGGCCAACGAAACCAATCTGCGCCTCAAGCTCACCAGCCGCCGCCGCCTGATCCTGGAGCGCGGCGAGGACCCGGACGAAGTGCTGGCCGAGGTCGAAGCGGAGGAGGCGAAGTACGGCGCGCTCGACGCGAACGCGGTGGCCGCCGCGCCGTTGCCGCCGGACGAAGACGATGACGAAACCCCCAAGCCGGTTAAGCCGCGCCACCTGCACGTCGCGCGCACATTGAACGGAGACCGCACATGAGCAAGGCCGACACCCAGATCCGCACCCTAGTTTTCGAGGCCGCTGAGCGCGCCACCGATGGCCGCATTCCGGTGGTCGTCTCGACCGACGACGTGGTTGAGGTGATCGACGGCCCCGAGGTGCTGATGCACACGGCGGACGCTGTCGACCTCACCCGCGCGCCGCTGCCGATCATCGTCACCCATCAATCCGGCCAGCTCAACGTCGGCGTGGTGGAAGACATCAGCCTGCAGGGCGGCGTGATGCGCGGCTTTGCCCGCTTCGGCAAGCGTGCCGAGGCCGCGCAGTACGAAGCCGACGTGGTCGGCAACATCATCAAGGCCGTGAGCGTCGGTTATCGCCGCTTCAAGGCCCACATGCGCAGCGATGGCGTCATGGTCACCACCCGCTGGATGCCGACGCACGTCGCCCTGGTCGGTGAGCCTGCCGACGCCGGCGCGGGCTTTTACCGCGCCGCCGTGCCCGAGTTTGTTTTAGAAGAATTCTCGATAGAGAAAGAGCCGCAGCCCACCCGGGCAGCGGAATCCCCCGCCGGCGCCGCCGGCACCCCTAGTCTGGAGACTACTATGTCCGAAATCATCACCGACCCGGCGCCGGTCACCGCACCTGCCGCCGCCCGCTCCATCGAAGTCATGCCGGGCAACGACCCGCTGGCAGGCGAGCGCGAGCGCGCTCGCGAAATCCTCGCCATCGGCCGCGCCCACAACATGGGCGACCTGGCCGACAAGGCGATCGACGCCGGCACCAGCCTCGACTCGTTCCGCGCCATGACGCTGCAGCGCCTGAAGGATTCCGGCGTGCTGCGTGCCGCCGAATCGCCCGAGATCGGCATGAGCAAGAAGGACGTCGAGCAGTTCAGCTTCTGCCGCGTCATGCTGGCCGCTGCCGACCCGATGAACGCCGCGCGCATCGCGCCGTTCGAGATGGAAGCCAGCCGTTCCGCGCAGGACCGCCGCGGCGACTCCCGCAAGGACCGCGAGCACGCGATCACCGTGCCAGCCGACGTGCTGTCGCGCGCCATGGCGCTGTCGCCCGAGATGCTGTCGTCTGCCCAGCGCATGATGATGGCCCAGCGCGCCCTCGTCGTCGGCACCCCCACCGCCGGCGGCAACTTCGTCGCCACCGACCTGCTCGGCGCGTCGTTCATCGACCTGTTGCGCAACGCCATGGTGCTCGACCGCCTGGGCATCACCTGGCTGCGTGACCTGAACGGCAACATCGCGATTCCGTCGCAGTCCGGTGCCGCCACCGGCTACTGGGTTGCCGAGAACGGCGCACCCACCGAGAGCCAGCAGACTGTTGGCCAGGTGACGCTGACGCCGAAGACCGTCGGCGCCTTCACCGACTTCAGCCGCCGCCTGCTGCTGCAGTCGAGCCTCGACGTCGAAGCCTTCGTGCGCGCCGACCTGGCCGCCACCCTGGGCCAGATGCTGCAGGCCGCCGCCATCAACGGCAGCGGCGCCGGCAACGCGCCCACCGGCATCCTCAACGCCAGCGGCATCGGCGCAGTGGTCGGCGGCACCAACGGCATCGCGCCGACCTACGACCACATGGTGGACCTGGAATCGGCTGTGGCCAACGTCAACGCCGACATGGGCAACCTGGCTTTCCTCACCAACACCAAGGTGCGCGGCAAGCTGCGCAAGACGCAGGAATTCGCCAGCACCAACGGCAAGCCGGTGTGGACTTCCAGCGGCCAGGCCGGCGTGGGCGACGTGCTCGGCTACCAGGCGCTCACCAGCAACAGCGTGCCGAGCAACCTCGACAAGGGCACCTCGGTCGGCGTCGCATCGGCGGCGATCTTCGGCAACTGGTCCGAGCTGATCATCGGCATGTGGGGCGGGCTGGACATCATGCTCGACCCCTACACCGGCGCCACCTCCGGCACCAAGCGCGTCGTCGCGCTGCAGGACGTCGACGTGGCCCTGCGCCGCGCCGCATCGTTCGCCGTGTTCAAGGACATCCTGACGGCCTGATCGCCGTCCTGACCCAGCAGCCGGCCCGCAAGGGCCGGCCTACCCATACAAGGAGTAATCAACATGCCCAAAATGCTTGTCATCGACACCTGCATCATCAACTACCAGGACGACCGCGGCGGCGTGGCGGAAGCCGCCGGCAGCATCGTCGAGGTGACCAAGGACACCGCGCGCGCGCTGATCGGCGCAAACCGTGCGCTCTACGTCGTCAAGACCGACGACCCCGACAAGCACGCCCGCAACACCGCGTCGCCCGAGATGCTGAAGGCTGCGGCCGACATGCGGAAGGCTCCCGCCAAGGCGCCCGAGCAGACAGAGCAGAAGTAACCCGCTCCACCCAAGCCGCCGGCCGCCCTTTCTGGGCGGCTTTTTCATGCCTGCGACATTCCTTGCCTACAAATGTCGCGCGCCCCCTGCCACGCTGGCAGTTATGGACTTGTCCGATCTTTCCCTTTTCTTCGTAGACTTCGGCGTCAACGCTACCCGCACGCCGGTCGGCGGGGGCGCGCCGAGCGTGCTGCGCGGGATCTTCGACGCCCCGTGGGCGCCGCCGCAGATCGGCATGCTGAAGACCGCGCTCAGCGAGCCGAGCTTCCTGATCGCCACCGCCGACGCGCAGGACGCCGCCAACGGCGACACCCTGGCGCTCGCCGGCACGACCTATACCGTCGTGTCGGTCGAGCCGGACAGCACCGGCGCAACCGTTCTGGTGCTGAGGTAGCAATGCTCGCCGTCACCCTCAATGACCAGCTCACCCCGCTGCTCGGCGCGCTCACGGTGGCGCGCATCGAGGCCGCGCTCAAGCGCGCGGTGTACAAGACCGGCAAATGGGTGCTCACCTACACCCGCCGCGAAGTGGTGCGCGGCACCCGCATGCCGGCCTTCGTGCTGAAGCCGCGCCTCAACGTGTACCGCGACCGCCACGGCAACCTGGCGGCCAAGATGTGGCTGGGCCTGCGCCCGGTCAAGGCGACCACGCTCGCCAAGGGATCGCCGCCCAAACAAACCGTGCGCGGGGTGCGGGTGCGCCGGTTCACCTTCGACAAGGCCTTCCTGCTCAACATCCCCGGACAGGGCGCGGTGCCGTTCGTGCGCACCGGCCGTGGCCGCTGGGCGCTCAAGGTGCCGACGATCGACTGGAGCATCGAAGGCAAGGACGTCTTCGAGTCGGTGCTGCCGAAGGCGGGCGAGCGCTTCCAGGAGCTGGCCCGGCAGGAACTCAACTACGAAATCAAGAAGGCCCGCGGGGAGGCGCGCAGCCGTGCTCGCTAACCTGCACACCGCCATCGCCGCCAAAATCTTCGCCTGCGTGCCGGGGCTCGCTTCGTGCGCCGCCTACCCGGATCTGCGCGGGCGGGTCACGCTGCCGGCGGTGCTGGTCGAGCTCACCGACATGGAGCCGCGCAACCAGGGCGGCAACGAGCTCGGCCTCACCGCGCGCTTTTCCGCGTTCTGCATCTACGACCCAAACCAGGCGGCGGCGCAGATCGCCGTGCGCGAGCTGGCGTCGAGCGTCGCCATCGTGGTGCACCAGGCGGGCAACTTCGCGCAGGCGGGGGTTTCCAGCAGCGACGTGATCGCGGTGCGCGAGGACAACTTCCGCCCCGAGCTGGAAGGCTACCTGGTGTGGGCAGTGGAGTGGGAGCACACCTACTCGATCACCGCCCCGACCGCGTGCGCGCCCGAGATCGGCAGCTACGAGCTGCACGTGCAGCAATACCTCATCGGCGGCGTCGACGCGCCGGTGGCCACCGACAACGTCACTCTGGGGGGCAACCCATGACCGAGACTTTCAAGATCAAGCCCGCGCCGGGCCTCACCGTGCGCGACCCCGTCACCACGCAGCCGCTCGCCGCCAAGGGCGAGACCAAGCCCCGCAACAGCCACTGGCTGCGTCGCCTCACTGATGGCGACGTGGTCGTCGTGACCAACACCGCATCCGACAACAAGGAGTCTAAATAATGTCCGTCAGCTTCAACGACATCCCGTCGACCATCCGCGTCCCCCTGGTCTACATCGAATTCGACAACAGCCGCGCGGTGTCGGGCACGCCCGCCGTGATGCACAAGATCCTGGTGCTGGGGCAGAAGCTCGCCGCCGGCAGCGCCGCCGCTGCGGTGCCGGTGCGCATCACCTCGGCCGACCAGGCGGGCAGCCTGTTCGGGCGCGGCTCGATGCTGCACGAAATGTTCGTCGCGCTGAAGGCCGCCAACCGCTACACCGAGACCTGGTCGATCCCGCTCGAGGACAACGTCGCCGGCGTCGCCGCATCCGGCACCATCGCCTTTACCGGCGTCGCGTCGGCGTCCGGCGCGGTGAACCTGTACGTGGGCGGCATCAAGGTGGTGGCCGGGGTTGCATCCGGCGACACCGCCACCATCACCGCCGCCGCACTCGCCGCCGCGATCAACGCCAAGACCGACCTGCCGGTGACCGCCAGCGCCGCGCTCGGCACTGTGACCCTGACCGCCCGCCACAAGGGCGAGGTGGGCAACGGCATCGACCTGCGCCTCAACTACTACCAGGGCGAAGTGCTGCCGACCGGCGTTGCCGCCGTCATCACCGCGATGGCGTCCGGCGCCACCAACCCGGACCTGGCCACCGCGCTCGCCGCGTTCGGTCAGGAATGGTGGAACTCGATCGTGATGCCGTACACCGACGGCGCCAACTTGGCCAAGCTCAAGGGCGAGCTCGACCTGCGCTGGGGCCCGACCAAGATGATGGACGGCATCGCGTATGCCGCCTTCCGCGGCACCCACGCGGCCACCGGCACCTTCGGCAGCGGCCTCAACACCCAGCAC